TCAAACCAACCGATTCGCTTGATCGCATCGAAGTACCACGCATCGAAAGCCATGGCGTCATCGATGTTCGCGAAATAGAAAATCATGGATTGCTTGACGAGCACCTGGCTGTTCAGAAGCCGCTGCCAATGTGCTCATCGCATGTACTCCACGACCGCATCCAGCCTGAAGTCGCCAGGTAGCTTCTCGTCAGGCACAAGATCACCAATGGCGCCATTCTCAAACCGAGCCTTGATCACCTTTCCAGTGTATGGATGCACCATTTCAAACCAACCGATTCGCTTGATCGCATCGAAGTACCACGCATCGAAAGCCATGGCGTCATCGATGTTCGCGAAATAGAAAATCATGGATTGCTTGACGAGCACCTGGCTGTTCAGAAGCCGCTGCCGCGGAACTCCCCTCTCCATTTCCGTGCGCTCGACCGAAGGATCGATCGAGCGCTTCTGCCCGTCAAACGTAATCCTGGCGACAGCCGGCAACGTTTCCATCAGATCGAATCTCCCAAACCGAAGCGGCCCTTGATTGCCGAGTACGAGGATCCCGTTCCACCAGCAATCCGCCCACCAATGAACTGGTCGACCTGACCCAGCAACACGTCAATGTCGAGCCCTCCGCTACCATTGCGCGAGGCAGTAGCTGTGGTGCCTGCGGGAGCGTTCGACACTTTGATGTTCACTGCTCCACCAATCGGGCCGCCAGCGCCCATAGCTCCGACCAGCCCGCCCTCTGCATAGCCACGCAGCCCGCGCCGCATGGCCTCAACCACGCCCAGGCCGCCCGCGCGTGCAATGTCCGCTTGCGACCAAACCACCTCGCCCTTGTGCACGATCCCGGCAGGCTCATTCACGCCTCCTGGGCCGGTGTAGCCACCGACGGTGAAGCCCCGCGGCGTGAAGCCTCGCATCCTCTGGAACAACTCATCGTTGATGCTGCTGGTACCCATTGTCACGGCCGCATTGCCAGTAGTGTTCAGCCCACCACTGAGCGCGCCGAGTACCCCACTCATCCACGATCCGCCCACACCGGTCAGGGCCTGGCGGAGCTGGATACGTGCCAGGTCGGCCAAAACCGAGCGGGTCAAGTCCGAGAAGCTGACCTTTCCGGTCTGCGTGAACTTCACCCACACGTCTTCGAGGCCACTGAACACCGATCCGACAACGCCGCCCATCTGCTGCGCGGCGTTGCTGGCCTGCTGGCGGTAGTTCTCCCATGCACTGGCAGCACCGAGCAGCCAGTTGCTCTCGGCAGACTGAAGCTCTACATATCCATCGCGAATGGCCTGCACGCGATCCAATGTCTTGGCCAGCAGGATCGCCTTCTCTTCTTCGAAGGTGGAATCGTCGATCTGATCCGCATTGCGCTGCAGCGTGAGCTGCCTCAGCTTTTCGGCCTTGTCATCATAGGCGTCGTTGATGCGCTGCTGAATCTCATACTCGCGATCGCCCATGCCGACCTGTGCAACACGTGTTTCCAGGTGGCGCCGGAGGGCCACGTTGCTGGCCTCAAGTGCGTCGGTGTATGCGTCGATCGCAGCTTTGCGTGTCTTCGTCGCACGCTCTTCCTCAGTCGTCAGCACCTGCAGCTTTGCTGCCCCCTCAGTGCGCACCTTGGCTAGCCTTGCCTCAAGCTCTCCCAGCTGGCGCTTGACGGTGATCCCCTCCTTGCCGGCCACGTTCTGCCGGCTCAGGAAAGAAATCTGAGCCTCAAGAGAGCGGACATCGGCGTCGGTGCCGGCCTGGGTCAGCTCCCGCATGCGGCTGTAGTAGGCCTCGGCAGTGATCTGCCGCGCGGCATACTGTGCACGAAGAGTCTGGGTGCTGGCTGCAATGGTTGCCTGCTCCTGAACCGAGTCGTCCTTATAGCCCTGAAGGCCTGCACTTCTTGCAGCTGAACCGCTGCCCGACTTGGACTTCTCCTTGTATTTCTTTTCGATCGCTCCAACCGCAGCTGCGCGACGCTCTTCGATCTTCTCGACCTCTGCTGTCAACCCAGCGGCCACGGCCTTCCTGCGAGCGATCTCGGCCTCACCATTGATCCGGCCAATCTCAGCACGCTTCTTATCAACCTTGGACTCTTGTTTCTCGATGATGCCGTCCATCTCTGCAACGAAGTCGAGAGAAGCGGCCTGCGCCGCCTTCAGCTCGGCATCCTTGCGCTCCTGCGAAATATCAGCTGCTATGTCTTTGATCTGCTTAGCCCGCGTCTGAATCCGCTGCTGGTATTGAAATACCCATACGGAACTCATGCCGTCCGCGACGCCCTTGTTCATAGTTGCAACATCACGCTGGTTAGCGAGCAACAGTTGTTGCATCTGCTCGGCCTGTGGGCCAGCACCGGTGCTGGCCTGCATGGCGCCCCACGCCCTTGTTGCTTCGCTCCAGATGGACCGCCAACCGCGAATGACAGGATTTTGACTAGCACGAACCCTGGCCAGCGCCATCTCGGTCTCACCGGCGGATGCACGCGTGATCACCGTAGCCGCATCCTGATTTCGTCCTTGCTCTTGCAGCGCTTTAACCTGCTCGTAAAGTGCCACGGTCATGAAGTCGATCTTCTCGTTCAACTTCGCGGCATTCTTCACCGGATCCTCTGCCAGTTTGGCGTAGAGGGACACCGTCTCCTCAATGGATTGGCCGGTTATCTCCTTCATAGCGACGGCTGCATTGGCGACTGCCTGCATGTTTCGCTCAGCAATTCGTCCATTGGAACCAATCGCTAGCGCTGCCTCTTCGCCCGCGCCTGAAGATACTTGCATCGCCTCGCTCGTGCGCTGTGCCAGCGCCACCAATGTCAGTGTGGTGGCCGCCGCCTCATTTCGAGACAGGGCCAGTGCCTTGGTGTATGCCTCCTGCCGCTTTTCAGCGTCATACCAGGCATAGACGAGCACACCGACTGCCGCAGCAGCGACCGTGTACGGGTTCACCATGCCCAACAAGGCCGAAGACACACCCTTCAGCGCCGGTTCCACACCGCCGAAGCTGTCCTTGATCTGGCCACCTTGCTGCACCAGCACGGTGAAGAAGGGCATGCCGCCCTGCAGGCTGGTGAAGATGTCGGTGAACTGCGCCGGAAGCTGACGCATGGCCTGTGCCGTCTGGCCCGCAGAGATCCCGAGGTCAGAAATCGGGTTCTTCGCCGGCAACGGCCGGCTGGCCTCGCCGCGCACTTCGCGTAGCTGCCTGGTCAGCACGCCCAGACCCTGACGAATGTCGGCCAAGTCCGCGCTGATACGGACACGCAGGTTGGCAGATGGCTCAGCCATTTGTGGGTAACTCCTTCGGGGGTTGAGCCGGAGTGATGCCGGTCATCAGGTTCTGGAATTGCTGCCAGCCGGCCGCATCGGCGCCGAATGCCACTCGAACGGCCAGTGCCAGCTCGGCCAGCCGCTGCCGGTCGTCTCTGGCCGCAGCTGCGGTAAAGCCCCGCAGCTGCGCCAGGGTGTAGCCGAGAACTTCGCGCCGGCGGTGCCCGCGGGCGATCAGGTACTGGACGAAGTCGGCGATGCCGACGGGCTGACGATCGCCCTGATCGCCTCCACCATTCGCCTCAGTCGTAGGGCAAAAAAATCGCGATTGAGGCCCGCCACCGCCTCGAGCAGCTGCGCTACTTCTTCCAGCGACCCTGCAGCAACCCACTGTGGTTCGCGGTTCACCACCACAGCCAGAGCTGTGGCGATCTCGGTGCTGTCCTGTTCGAGCAGATCCAGCACCAAAGCTCCGACGTCGACCGCCGACGACCCCTCGGGCAAACCGGCGATCATCGCGATACGCCCGATAGTCGAACGGCTGGCGGTGATAAACGGCCCCAGCTGCTCGAGCCGCAGCGGCCCCACGACCAGTACCTCTCCACGGAAAGAGACTGTACGAGTGGGCGGAGTGATGGCGTCCATGTCGTGCACCTTCACTTCTCCTGCTGCCAGTAGAAGTAGGCGGACTTATCGCTGCCAGTGGCCTTCGCGGCGTCCTTCAGAAGCTTGCCCGGCACGCTACCCTGGCCGAACTCGTTGCCGATGAGCCCCATGCTTTCGATGACGCCGCCGGACACCTTGTGGCAGACCAAGCGCACAGCCTTCCCACTGCGCGCTTCGTTCGCGCCGTAGAACTGCACTTCATAGAACTTCTGGCTGGTAACTGCTGCTTCGACGTGCCCGATAGCCACATTCTTGTACGAAACCTTGACGTTCGGGCTACCGTCCGGGTCGCCAGCTGCAATCGAGGATCCGACCGGAATGAACAGCATGCCGCGCTCGAAGCGGTAGTCTTTGCCGGCCTCATAGGTGGCGGTGCCCGTCATCGGCTTGACCGAGGTGATCTCGGCAGCAATGCGCGCCAAGGGAGCGAATGCACCCACCGATACGCGCACCGGCTCGTCAGCAACGGTGCCGGCAGCGATATCGGAGGCCTTGCCGCGGGTGGCGCGCGCGAAGTTTGCAGGGCTGAAATCGTGGAAGGTGTAGTTGAGGTTCCACCCGGTGACTCGATCCACGCTGTTGGCCATGCCGCCACCTGGGTTCTGGTTGTCGGCCAGCTCGATGGTGTTGGTCTGCGCCGCGGTGCTGAACGCGGAAACGTTGCCGATCTCTTCGAACGGCAGGCCGCTGTTCCACTCGCGGATGAGGACGATGCCGCTGCCCAGGTAGCTGTAATCTTCGGCCATGATGGCTCTCCAGTTGGGTTGCCGCTGTGCGGCGGGTTATTTCTTGGGGATATGGGACTGGTAGGTGAGCAACACGCCCACCCAGCCCGCGCTGGCCTTCTCCGGCATAAGCGGCTCCATGCCGACGTACACCGGCACCTGGATGCCGTCAGGGAAGTTGCGGGCGACCTCGCGGGTGTCCAAGGCCGCCTCGATGTCGGTTACCAGGTCGTCCAGCACCCGCTGGTAGTCCTCGGTGTCGGCGGGCACCTTGGCGATGACGCTGACCGTGGTCAGTCGGTGCGTACTGACCTTTGAGGGGCTCTCCGGCCGCTGTTGCTTCTCGATCAGGGCCGTCAGCACGGCCTGGGTATCCTGATCGCCGGGAGTCGGCTCCAGCGTCCACCCGGCACCGGCATCAGTCAGATAGCCGTTCTCAATGCTGATCTGTTGAAGTGTCTTCTCCATGGCCAGCAGCAGCTGGCGGCGTGGGCTGGGGGTGCGATCAGACATTGGCCACCTCCCACACCGCCGTGGATTCGTCGGCACGGATCTTCTGGACCAGCTTCAGCCGGCGACCGGTGCCGTCGATAGACACCACGCCGCCAGCGCGCGGGCTGATCTCGGCCAGCTGCAGCGTGACCCGATCAATGGTGGTCGAGATGGGAGCTACGTCATCCGGCGTGAACTGCTCAACGTCCTCGTCCAGCAATACGGTGCACGGCACCTCTGCCGTGCCGCCCGGCTCCTTGTAGTGGGCTGCATCGGCGACGCCGACTGCACGGAAGGCTCCGAATGCGACTGCGTCGAAGGTCTGCATGAAAGCTTTCTGGTTCAAGGCAGCGGCCTCGCAGTTTCCATCGCCTTTTCCAGCTCGCGCTTCAGGAAGTACGGCATCAGCCGCTTCCAGGTGTCCTCGGCCATGCCGAAGATGTCGTAGCGCGGCGTATAGGCGGCGGTATTGGTGAAGATGAAGATGGATCGGACGCCAGATCCGCGTCCGATCCGCTCATAGATGCCCGGGCGCAGCACACCGCGGCGCTTGGTGATCACGAAGTACTCGCCATCACGGTTGTTGCGCTTGCCCCGTCGCCGTTTCTGGCTGACGTTGGTCTGGTTCTGGTACCGGTCCCGCTGCGCGCCTAGCTGCGACAGGATCTTGGTCACCTGGCCGGCCGGCACGTTTCCGAACTGGTTCGTCTGGGCGCCACGCCCCATCACCGCAAACTGAGTCGGCGACAGCAGTCCTCGGCTCTGCAGCAGCCGCTCGAAACCCTTCCGGCGTCGCTGACCACCATCCACCTCGGCCTGCAGGTACTTGGCCGGCGGCGTGCCCTTGAAGGCTTCGTCGCGGATGAAGATCTCGGCGTACGGCTGGTTCTTGGTGGCCTTGCGGTACATGGCCGCGTTGACAGTCAGCGGCGTCGGGCGGTCGAACACTTTCGGTGCCTGGCGCTTCCAACGCTCGCGGATCTCATAGGCCACCTTGTTGGCGGCCTGCGACGCAGCGAACGGCAGCTGCGACTGCTCCAGATCCGTGAGCTGACGCCCAAAGACATTGTCGGGGTCAACCCCGATCCTGATCTGGGCCATGGCCCCTCCTACCCGGCCCGCCTAAGCGGGCCGGGCCATAACGGCTTACTTCGAGCCGGCCTTCAGGCGGATCACTGCGTCCGGTCGGGTGTTGATGTTCAGCGGATTGGACTGGCTTTCCAGCTGAATGCCCTTGTTCATGCGCATCGGAGCGGTCTTGGTGTAGTACGGCAAGCCGATACCGCGCACCGTTTCCAGGTAGTCCGCCGGCGCGAAGCGGGTCAGGAACATGTCCGGCACACCCAGCGGGAACGCGATCGCTTCACCGTCGGCCAGGGCCAGGTCGCCGCCGGTGTTGCCCTGCAGCTCTTCGAAGGTGATATCGCCGAACACGAAGCCCTTGCGGACGTCATCGCGCAGCGCGGCACCGTCCTGCCAGCGCTCATAGGCCTTCTGTACTTCCGGATGGTCGGTCAGTGCGTCGAAGAAGCCGGCGCTGCAGAACACGTGGACGCCGGTGTACGGGATGCCGCCCAGCTTGTCCTCGATCGCGCGCTTGATGGCCATGCACTTGGCGCGGACTTTGGTGGCGTCCTTGTTCAGCTCCATGCCGATGACGGACTGGTCGACACCGAATTCTTCGTAGAAGTCGATGATCACCGAGCCGTCGGCATCGAGCAGCTTGCCCTGCAGCGCGCCCATGCGATGGTACTCGATGGTGAAGTCCAGGTCGCGCTTGTGCACCACCTGCAATGCGTTGACCACGGCGGCAACGTTGTTGCCTTCCGGGTCGGTCGGGTCATAGACACCCAGCAGCTGGTCAGCCATGACCGTCGAGTTCTGCGGCAGGTGGGTGGTTTCCAGCAGCTTCACCTTGCCACGCTCCAGGCCCTTGGGCTGACCGGGCGCACCGCGCGGGACGTTCGGGACCAGCACCAGCTTGGTGCCGTTGATGCCGACCTTGACGATGGTGGTGCCGACCAGGCCCTGTTCCTGGAACAGGCGCATGTCGGCCAGACGGGTGGAGATGCGAGGCAGGTTGTTGATGTAGGCGTTCAGGGCATCGAAGCTCAGCACGCCCAGCGCCAGGAGGGTCTGCAGATCCATGGTGATTGTTCTCTCGATAGGGGATACGAAAAGGCCCCGCCGAAGCGGGGCCAAGGGTCAACGGGTGAAAGGGGCGCTGCTCGGCGGTCAGCCGCCGGCAGCAGCGGAAATGGTGATGGTCCCCGTGATGGCTTCGCCCAAGTCGGTGGCGGTCACCTTGAGGGTGTAGTCGCCGGCGGCGCTGAGCGTCGCGGCATCCCAGGTGATAACACCGCCCACGGCTGCCTTCGCGCCGCCACCAGCCAGGGTGCCGGTACCGGTGGCCTTGGCCAGGGTAGCGCTGACGGTGCTGCCAGTGGCCAGGGCGCCGAACACGTCCTTCACGTGCGCCACGATCGGGCCCAGCGCCTCACCGGCGGTGCCGGTCAGCGGCGCGGAAACGAACACCAAGTGATCCGCAGCGTTCGATGCGATCGGCTGCTGCGTCCAGCGGGTGATGATGCCGGACTCAGCCAGGCTCAGCGCGGCCAGCAGCTTCTGGTCAGCGGTGACGCCGCTAGCCCACACCAGCTTTTCGCCGAACACTTCGGCGTCGCGCGCGATCGCGGCGCCCTTCACGGCCAGCGCCGCGGAATCGGCGCCGGTGTCGACCGGGCCGTACAGCACCTTCACCGCGTCCGTGCCGTTGGCGGCAACGGTGTTGTCCGCCTTGAGGAGGGTGCCGGCGGACAGCATGCCCTGCCCGGCCGGCAGACGGATCAGTTCGCGGCTGCGCTCGCCGCCCGCTTCGGACAGCAGGAATTCGCCGGTACGGGTGCCGGCCAGGGAGATTTCCATCGTCA